AGTAAGCTGACTTGTTACAGCTACTAGTCGCACTACTAGTGGATCTGGATTAGAAAACTCAAATAGATACATTATCTCTTTGCGCGGCCTGCGCCTGCAACGGGCATTTCTTCTGGTTCTTCATCTGGTAAATCAGTATCCATTCCAAAATCTTCTTCACCGTCGTCACCACCTAAATCGTCACCACCTAGATCACCGCCTAAATCGTCACCACCTAGGTCAGCATCCATGCCACTTCCGCCAAACGCATCAGCGGCCATTCCACCTTGACCAGTGATACTGTTCAATGCAGATTTTAATGTAGCTTGACTTTGTGATAATGCAGCCTGCAATGAAGTTAATGCTTCTGTTGTTTGTGATGTGAATTGTTCAGCTTCATTGACACCAATTTCACTTTGAATGCTGTCAGATAATGCCGGTAATTCTTTTACTAACATATCAGAAACTTGTTCAACCATTTTTTGAACCGTATCAACCATATCTTGTGCGGCTAATACCACTTGGCTCTTTTCAACTTCTTCGTTTTCTACAACGATGCGTGGTTGGGGCATTAAGCGTAATTGGTTAAAACGATCGGCTAATGCTTGTTCCATAAATACTAGCTTCATATATGAAGGGCTAGTTTGGCTTTGATAAAAATCAGCAGATGATTTAGTTTCGCTAATCAATCCACGTACTTTTTTAAGCATACTGGAAGTTTCAGTCATATTCATTCTTTTTGTATTAAAAGGTAATGAATAGGTTTCGTTCAATGCTTTAGCACCGATTGAGATTTTTTTGTTGTCAAATTCTGTAAGTTTCATAGGTTTTATTCCAAGACTAATATAAAGTATTTATCTTTTTTGTTTCAATGTTCGGGTTTTCTGTTAAATCTTTGTGTCTGCCATTTCTTAGAATCATTAATATATCTGTATAATTCATCTGTAAACTGCTTTTTTTTCATCTTATCTTCGCTCAGTTTAGCTAAAAATATCAATTTATCATTGGAATCTTTGGTGTTTTTAAATATTTTAGTATGTAATGATATATCTACTTCCAAACCACTTAATAACCTATCCAATTGCAAAATCCGACGAGCTTGATATACCATATTTCTCTTATCAAAAGTACACCACGCTACAGCGTGTTTTAGCGTATAAAAACAACATTCAGTATGAGTAGTACGCATAGTAACAATATATTCATTTTGTTTATTTTTACTAATAGTGTATGCATTAAACAACTCATAGCTTCCGTCAGGGTTTTGAAATATTATTACATCTTCTAGACCTACTAACAATTCAGATTGTATTAGTCTTTCTAGCTGTTTTTCCGGGCTGTTTCGTTTAACCATAATTGACTACCTTAAAATATATATTTCTAAGTTCCGGACTAGTATCTAAAAATGCAGGTAATTTATTCCATTCTGTACCGCATTTTATCATAGGCACATTGTCACAATCACTATACAATGATCCAATCTCATTTATACCATCATTGAATACACTAGGGTGTTGTATATCAAAATCAAAGGTCCAGCAATCATAAACTTCATCATCTATCTGTTCAAATAAAAATCCAAAGTCAAAGTCGTCAAATATTATCTTTTTCTTTTCAGGCATACGTGATATTTCAGGTTGACTACGTAATGATATAGCTTGTAATATAGTATCAAAATTACATTGTGTATTTCGCTTATACAACCAACTAGTTATTTCTTCGTCTTCTACGGGACGGTGGCGGTTTACTACTCCAGTGGGTGTAATATCAAATAGTGTGTAACAAGTAATTCTAAAGCTCATAGTACTATTTAATAGAGGTAAAAAAACCCGAGAATTTCTCGGGTCCTTTTATTCAAGTTAAAGATTAACCTGTGAATGTTGCAGAAGCGGCAACTGTACAAGCTTCAACAGCGGCTGTAATAGCTGTGTCTAAAGTTGCGTCAGTCCATGCACCGACTGGGTAAACAGCCATAGCTAATGTATCATTAGTGTCATCTGTATACTCATACATATAAATTGTTGCCAATTGCTGAACAGTTTGAACTGCTGTGTTCAATTGTGTTGTTGTCAATGCACCTGTGAAAGTGATTGTGAAGAAGTCCAATTTTGGACCTTGTGGTTGAACTGTTGCCGCTGAAGTAACAGCATTAACACCAGAGTTAGTGTAAGCTGAACTGTCATAGTTCATTACTGGTTGATAGTCACCGTTTGTGCGTGTAAATTGTGCCATGATAAAATTCCTTTAAGTTTGTGAGCATATAGCTCTACTCTTATTTATGCCTGGAACAAAAAAATCCAGGATTTGGGCTTATCTTGCGGCTAAATTTTGGCGTGAAAAACCCATTCTATCAATGAATTTTAAGCCATTTGACACAAAACCCTCGTGTGTTTCAGTTCCGTCTTGTAAATAACCCTTGACCGGGCTAACTTCTGCGGCTTTATTAAGCTGACCGACTATGGACATTTTTAATTTATACATCTCTGCCCAGATAGTAAAAGCTCCTACTATAGCATCTTTATTTTGATTAAGATATTCTGTAATCTTGGCTTTCATTCTGTCTGTCATTGGTCTCGCTTCTACAAAATCCATAAATCCACTAGCTAAATTATTTAAATCACCCGCAACAATCTTTTTATTAATATATACTGTAAATAATTGATTGAAAGTATTACGAGCCTGAGGTGCGTTGTCCATCATTTGATCTACCGCAGGGCCATATTTCTTAATAGCATTTTGAACATTTTTTGCTAATGCTGTATCTAACTTAATTGCAGGGGCAGTTGGCATAGCACTAGGTACAATAGCTACATCGCTATTATTTTTTAATTGTCCTATAGTGCCATCTAAACTAGTAGCATAATCTGTACTAGGGCTATCCGGAGCGATATGTTGATGAACCGCCAATCCTGCACGTTTATTGCTTATTAATTTACCTAAATCGCTACTAGCATTTACTTTATATGTAATCCCATTAGGATTAGCTCTAAAAACATATGTTCCATTTTGATCTTTGAGTGGCTCTCTGAATAACAAATCACCCCAGTAGTAACCCTTAGCCCCGTTACTAGCTTTTTCTAAGCCAGGCCACACTTCAGCAATAATAGGCCATAAATTATCACGCTCAACACCTCGGGAAATATCATACTCTTTAAACTGTTCAGGGCTAAATATTTGCCGCCCAGTTAAGTCCTTTTTATTGAACATATGTTTGTCCATAATACTGAACTTACCTGAACTATTACGTCCAAATATCAATGCAGGATATCCATCCCATTTAATAGTAACAGTCTTTGGATTCTTTGCTGTTGCAATAGCAGACTGCAACGCACGGGTAGCACCGGCACTTCCACCTAAAAAGATTAAATCTTCAGGATGGTCTAGGTGACCTTTATCTTCTTGTATAGATAATTTGTCTAGTTTGGTTTTAAGTAATGATAATGTTTCCGATAAATTCATAGTTGTTCTTTATCACTATTATTCTTTTTTAATGACTTTGCAAACTTATCCTGATCACGTGATTTGATGGCACCTAATAGCTTTCTTTCTAAGATTTGAGCCTGTTCAGCAGTATAGTTTCTATTAATCATTTCTAATAGATTAATAGCACTAGTAATGATGTTGTGGGCCCTACTCTCAATAACGTGACTAGTATCACGGTTATTTCCGATTGCTTCTAATTCCTGCAACAGGCTACGAGTTTGTTTTTGCATTTTGGTTAATTCCTAATAGTATTTATCTATTTTACGGTTTTATTTCTTTAAACTATTAAGTAAACTTTTAAGTTTTGAACCCTGTACATCTACTACAATCTTCTTATTTTCAGGTTCTAATATTTCACCCGTAGTTTGATCAATAATAGGTTCTGTTGATTGCAATGTAGATTGTGGTTTTAACTGACTCATAATCTGATTTGCGCTAGGTTGTGGCCTATAACTATCTTCTCCATCTCCACCCGAATCACTAATTCGCATAGTTTCTACATTATAATCTAAATCAATCTTTTGTCCTACACCCGTTGAACTACGACTTTTCATACATTGAATTTGATACTTGCCTCGCTCACGCATACTACGACTAGTGAAGATACCAAACACGTTGTCTGCTGTATTAATCTTACTGATACCCCCTGCAATGTGACTGTGATCAAACTCAATCTCATCAACTGCTGTACGATTCAACTGACTAGCTGTCACCATCAGAATACCCATCTCTTTTGCTAAATTACGCAATTCCTCAGCAACATACTTGTCTTTAATAAACTGGTCGTTGGGATTGACTTTAACAGATACAGGCATAACAAGATCCAAATAGTCAATCATCACAAAGTCAATCTTAATACTTGTTTGAATCTGTACTTCTTTTAAATACGCTCTGATATCATTTACGTTGCTTTGTGCAGGTAATGCCTTAACACGATATTGTCCTGACTTCTTACCTACCATCTTAACTTTAAGCTCAGTTGAACCAATGTCTCTACGAATATCTTTTGTACCCATATTAGTCAACATAGCATCTGTACGCAAACTAGTTAATTCTTCACTCAGTTCTAGTGTAACATAAACACCACTCATTCCTGTTTGCAACCAATTCAATGCAATGTTCATCATAACCAATGATTTACCTGATCCAGAACCACCTGCAAAAATATTCAATTCACCACGACTAAAGCCACCATACAAGATTCTATCAAGTTGAGGCCAGCCTGTACTAACTTGCCCACCACTATTAAAGTATTTGTTGATACGTCCTGCAGGATCTAAAAAGTAATCTGTACCCATATCTTTTTGTAAACTAATCTGTACTGCATCTTTGATTAGTTTTTCGACTGGTTCAAACTCACCTTTCTCTAACAAATCGGCTGATTTAAGAATAGCTCGTTCTAGCTCTTGTCTTTTAGTAAATGATTCAAATTCTTCAAAGAACCAATCATAATGACCTTGTACTAATTCAGGAATCACTTCAATGGTTTGACCAGTGATTGCTTTAATCTGTGTGCTATCCGGCAATACACTATATTTTGTGGTGTGTTCTTTAAACAATTCTGCTACAGGACGCAAACTCTTATCAAAGTTCTCAGCGTTCATAATGTTCATAACTCTGGTATAAAGTTCCGCATTAGTAATCATCATCTGCAAAAACAACTTTTGCATCTCAACAGTATATTCTTTATTATTAGATTGTTTTCTCAATTTTCTTCCTCTGCATTTCTATTTTTATTTTACTCATTGTAGCACTTTGTAAGATGCTTAAGAGAGTGGACAACTTACCATATCGTATTACCGCATCATTAACATCCTTAATACCCGATTCCCAATTAGGTAAGCTAACACTATATCCCAATTCTAAAGCTCTATCACATATTTTTAATCCTGTCTTATCTCTATCCGGCACAACAATAATTTGTTTATTCAATGAGGATAACAGTTGTGCTTGTTCATTACTTATATCATCGTGCATAATAGCAACACCATCAATACTTAATGCATCAAATATACCTTCTGTTAAAATACATACTTGCCATTCAGGCTTCTGTATATCAATATTGAAGACATATCCAGGTTGTTGTTCGTTAATATACTTTGGTATTTTATTGTCTAAGAATCTGCTAGTGTGACCAACGAGTTTATTCTTATATGTATAGGGGATGATTATTCTATTTGCGTAACGACCTTTTAGATCAGGTGTTATTAAGAACGGATACTCATTATAATTTATCCCCCTAGACTCTACATAATCAATATATACTTTGTGCAATGGATTATTTCCATCTAACATTTCACCTTCAGGTAATATGTGATCCTTAAACTTTATTTTTACTTTTTGTTTTTTCTGTATTACTATATCAAGTAAATCTTTTTGTTGTAGACTTTCTAAACTCCATTTGCCTATTTGAGTATCATCAATGCCACACCATAGCAACAACTGTTTTGTTTTATAACTTATACTTCGACCTAATACAAAGTTACATTTGTACCCACAATTAAAGCAATGCATTGACCAGTTAGTTTGTCCGTCAAACTTTATACCACCACGCATTCTACGATCAGGTTTATGCCCAAGATGGCTACAACAAATAGCATTAAAGCTATGCCAGCCACTAGTTGTTGTTTTCTTTTTGCCGGGAATTATGGATAAAATATCAAACATTAGTAGTAGTATAACATATACTAACTAAGATATCAACAGCTATGGTTATGTTATCTTGCCAATATATTAGTTACAAATCCTGCATTGCTTTCAAATTGCATTCTGATATAAGGGTGATATCCTTCAACCACATAACCTTTTGTATCGGTTACTACTTCATATGTATCTGTAAAGATCGGATACCAATCCCCATCAACAATAGTAGAACCCTCAATAGCAATATTTCCATAATAATCACTATATTGGGCTTGTAATGTCAGTATAGGATTATTGTTAGTTGAAATCACACTGGTATAATATATTAAATTGCTATCGCTATTGCCATTTGAATTGTTATTAGGGAACGCTTGACCTGTAGGAATTGTCACGGGTTCAGAAGGAATAAAGCTAGGTAATACACTATTAACAATATTCATATCACCACGAGCACCTGCATTTTGATCCACAAACACAGGATAATCAAATTCTCCTACAGGGATTTCTAAAGAGTAATAGCATTTTTGCGTATCAATATTTTCAATGTCAGCAGGACCCAAAATTAATGCGGCAATACCCGTTGCAGGTAACTGTAAAGTCAATGCCTTTTGTAATAATATCGCACCACCCGTATAGTTGATAAGTCTGCAAGTAATAGATTTGCCCGTGATATCAACTGGTTTTTGTTGCTGATTAAGAAACTGAAACTGTATTTGATTGTCTACACCTTTGTGTAGGGTCAATGGCTTGGCGTACTGAGGCATATAACTCCTTGGCGAATATCCTGATAATAGTACAACGATTTGTCGTTGTGTATAAATGAAAACTTGGGTTGAG